TGTATAAAATCTAAATCTTCTTTAATATGTTCATCAGGTGTCTCTAATATTATTGGTACATTTAATTTAAAACATAATTTAATAAATTCACTCAATCCATCTGGATTTATAGTTCCTTTATAAATATTATCGTGTCTATCTTTATTTGATCCTAATTCAGTTTTACTATTATTTAAGTGTAATACTTTTAGATTTTTTAATCCAATATATTTATCGAAATCTTTTATATATTTTATCACATCGCCTGAAGTATTAATATCATATCCAGCACTATATATGTGACATGTATCAACACAAATACCAAATCTATCTGATATTTTTTTATTTTTATGATTTAATAATTTATTTATGAATCTAGATAAATCTTCTAACCGAATACACATTTCACTACCTTGACCGGATGATGTTTCTAATAATATTTTTATATCCATAGTAGAATCAATTTTATTAGCAATATATATTAAAGATGAATACATATTATTCAAAGCAACATTTATATCCAAGTCAAGACTTTTTCCCAGATGAAGTACAATAAATTTTGCTCCAAGAATATTAGCTAAATCAATTTCTATTAATAATTGCGTTATCCACCAACTATATTCATCCCATTTTTGTGCAATATTTATAGTGTATGAAGCGTGAACTATTAAATTAATATTATTTTTCTTTAGAATATTTGCAAATTTTTTATATGTATTTATATGTTTTTTATCTATATATACAAATAATTGAATTACAGTATTTTTATTATTAATAAGTTCTTTATAAGATTCTATATTATCACATAAAGTATTTGGTGTAGAATCTATATGTAACCCATATATATTTATTGGGGTATTTGTCATATATCTTTTGACCAGATAAAAAATAATTAAAAACTGATTGTTTATATTTGTAATAATAATAAATAAATAAGAAAATAAGAAAATAAAAAACTGAAATTTTTTATATTTGTAATCTAAATCATATAAACAAAAAGAATTATAATATATTATATGTTTTTCATAGATAAATATATACCTAAAAAATATGATGATATATTCTTTCATCAAACTATATACGATACATTAAAAATTATGGCGGAAGATAATTCTATTCCACATTTATTATTTTATGGACCAAAAGGTTCCGGAAAGAAAACAATGGTAAATATATTTATGCATATGTTATTTGGTGATTCAATATATAATGTTAGGAAAGTACCATATACAATATCGGGATCATGTAATAATGAAACTATTGAGGAATTTGTGCAAAGTTTTCATCATATTTTAATTAAACCGACTGGAAATAATCATGACAGATATTTGATACACGATGTTATTAAATTATATCTATCAAAAATTGGATATAATGTTATAAAATCTAAACATAAATTTAAATTAATTGTAATAACCGATATTGATATATTATCAGAATCTGTACAATTTTCATTACGTCGAACAATTGAACAATATTCAAATCAGTGTAGATTTATAATAATTTCTAATTCTATTTCTAAAGTTGTTGAACCATTATCTAGTCGATGTAAATGTATTAATGTACGTTCACCCGATACATTAGATATTATAGATTATACATATTATATATCGCAGCGTGAAAATATTTCAATATCATTAGATCATTTATCTTATATTATTACAGAATATAAAGGTAATGTAAAAAATATATTATGGCGTTTAGAGATGTATAAACTTAATAATATATATGTAACAGAAATAGAAAATCTATTTGATGAAATACAAAATTTATTTCAAAATATATATATAAATATAGATTTAAATTCTTATAAAAAAGAAATAAGAGAAATAAATACTGAAAATAAATTTTTAACACAAAGTATAAATAAATATATTGAACATATTGGAACTGAATTATTTAATATTATTGTAAATTCTATTGAAAAATATCTACCAAATAATACAAAAAATGAATATTATAAATCTCCACAAACTTTTATAAATAATATTACCAAATCAAATTTTAAACATATAAATTATATAAATATAGATAAGAAACAAAAATTTGATATGATGATGTTTAAAGTAAAAACACTTTATCATCAGATTTTAATTCATATAAAATTATTAGATCCAGTATTATCACGTGATAAATTAATTTTAGAATTATATTCTTTGATAAAAAAATGTGATCTAAAATATATTAATGATATTAGAAATATAATATTTAATCTTTTGATTACTAATATTGAAGGTACAGAAATAATAAAATTATTATTACAAACTATTATTAATGATGATAAACTTTATGAATTAAAAAAATATAAAATTATTGAAATTTGTAAAGATACAGAATATGGAATATGTAAAGGAAGACGTGAAATTAATCAATTTGATAATCTAATTGTATCAATAATTAATATTATTACATCATAATTTTATTAAATTTTTTTATATTTTTATTTATATATATTTATATATATTTTATATATATGACTATAAAAGCTAAAAAATCTTCAAAGAAATCTTCAAAAAAATCCTCAAAAAAGTCTTCAAAAAGGCCTTCAAAAATAAGACAGAAACGGATGAAATATAAACCCGACTTTTATGTTGCACCACCTGTATTTATAAAAATTGAATAAAATATTCATTATATGTTTAATAATATAAAGATTATAATATTAAATAAAATATGTGCGGTATTTGGTTCTATACTCAATTACGTGATCAAAATAATAAAGAGAATATAAAAAATGCTCGTGATGAAATTACAAAAAGAGGGCCTGATCGAAGTATACATGAATCTTTTACATTTGGTAAATTTGAATTCTTTCTATCTTTTCACCGACTTGCAATTATGGATCTTAGTAATGCGGGAGATCAACCATTTGTTATTAGTGATACGAATAACGGAGAAAAGGTTTATTTGATGTGTAATGGTGAAATTTATGGTTTTGAGAATCTTGTAAAAGAATTTTCGTTACAACATTTATTAAAATCACATTCTGATTGTGAAGTATTGATTCATCTATATCAACAATTTGGTCTTAAAAAATTATATGAATTATTAACTACTAGAATGGATGTTTCTGGAGAGTTTACAATTATTATTATTCATATTAAAAATGATCTTTGTGAGATTCATTATGTGAGAGATTTCTGTGGTAAAAGACCTCTTTATTTTGCAGAATATAATAATATTATTGGATATGATGGAATAGAAAGAGATTTTAATGGATTATGTTTAACATCACAATTATGCGGATTACCATTTCCAGGAGAATATTTTAAAAAATCTGGTCAGGTAAAAGCATCAACATTTGGTACTTATATTATTAAAAAAACAGATGAATATATACAAAGAAAAACAGAATATACCGAAAATCTACGATTTATTCCAATTACTATTTTTGATGAAAAAGAAGCTCTTACAAAAATATATGAAACATTTATGAAAATTGTTGAAGATCAAATGGTATCAGATAGAGAAGTCGCATTTATGTTAAGCGGTGGTTTAGATTCAAGTTTATGTGCTGGTGCTGGTGCATATATTCTTAAACAAAAAGGATTAGAAAATAAAATTAAAACTATTTGTATCGGATTAGAAGGTGGTACGGATGAAAAATATGCAAAACTTGTAGCAGATTATATTCAATCAGAACACATGCATATTTTATGTACTGAAGAAGAATTTATTCAATGTGCAGAAGATCGTATAACACATAAAATAGAATCATATGATATCACATCAAACAGAGCAAGTGTACCACAGTTATTATCAGCTGAAAAAATTAAAGAAAAGACAAAATGTAAGGTTATTATTGTTGGAGATTATTCTGATGAAGTATGTGGTGGCTACAATGAAACAAAATATGCTCCGTCTATTGAAGCATATAAAGAAAGAATTTATGAACTTATTGAAGATATCATTTATTTTGACGGACAACGTGTTGATCGTTGTATCGGTGGTTCAGGTCTAGAAGCACGTATGCCATTTGGTGATCATCGTTTTATAAAATTATTTCTGTCTATTGATCCAAAACTACGTCAGGCACGAGAAGGATGTGAAAAATATCTTTTACGAAAGGCATTTGATGGAAAAAATATTATTCCAAATGAAGTTTTATGGAGACCAAAAGAAGCATTTTCTGATGGAGTATCATCATTCAAAAGATCATGGTATCAAATAGTATTAGAATATTTTAATAAAAAATATACTGATAAAGATCTAGAAGAAGCAAAAAAAAAATTTAAAATTAATACACCATATACAAAAGAATCTCTACATTATAGATTAAAATTTAATGAAAAATATTCGGATTTTCAAGCAAATGTAGTACCATATTTTTGGTTACCTAAATGGGGTAATGTTAAAGAACCTTCAGCAAGAGTTCTTAGTGTCTATCAACAATAAAATTATATCAAAAAATATATGAAGTATATAACCACTTGATAATTTCAAATTTTTAATCAAGTTTTATTTTGAGTAATTAAACGATAATATTCATTTTGAATATAATTATATTTATCTATTATAGAAAATATAAAATATATTAATATAGCTAAAAATATTGATAATATAGGAAATGAAAATATCGTTGAATTCTTATCTAATCCAAATGATTTAAATTGCTTTTGTTTTTTATCATATAAAAAATTTGGTTTAAAATATATTAGTAATATTATTATTATTATATATACTTTTAATGAATTATATAATGGATTATTAGAGAATATCATATATTATAAATATAAAATATAAATTAAATAATATTTCACATAATTATTTCGCCATTACCACCAATAGGTTTGTATGGTGTATTAGAACTTAATCTGAATATAGCTGCTTCATTTGATTGATTTGGAGGAATACTTATATTAAAGCCGTCTGATTCTATTTGACGTTGTTTGTATTTTTCTTGTAATGCTTTTAATATTAATTCTTGATCTAATACTTCATCTTTTTCTATATTTTCAAATTGATAGAAATCTTTACGTTCAACAGGATCACCATATTGATGGTCTGTTAAAAATCCGATTACATATATTTCTTCGATTTTAGCATTATAATCTACTTCTGCATCTTTTTTATTTAAATTTCTATCAGCATTAACATCATAATTGTCTAAGATAAACGATATTTTTACAATCATTTGGTCAGAAGAATTTTTCTTTTGTACAATCATGTGTACAATAAAATTAAGTTGTTCTTCGGTTGCATATTTTTCAACAGCATCAATTTTTATTAGAACTATTTTAGCTCTTTTTGCAGGTTTAAGATATAATGTTTCAGGTAATCCTAATTGTTTCATTTCTTCACCCCATCCATCAGTTTCCATTCTTTTTTCTTGAACTAATTCATCAAAACCTGATTGTTCATTTAAAGAATCAGTTACATTATATTTTACATCATCATTTACTCTCTTTAAAAATGCTCTGACAAGAGGTTTAACTTGTTTTGGATTAACATCTACTTGTTTGACTGGTAACATAGAACGATTAAATATTGGACGTTGATCAGGAGCAACATCATTAAAAGCAGTAATAGTATCTCTATAATCATTATGTACACGCATATCAACAAAATATGGTTTTATTCTAATTTGTTTTTTTGATTTTAATTTAAGTATTTTTTTAGATTCCATTATATTTTGTGATTTTTGTGGTACGATAATATTATCGAATACTTCATCTAAATAATCATAATTTTCTTCAACATATAAATCATCTTTATTTGTATCATTAAGACGTTCAGATTTAGTGAAAATTAATATAGCTAACACTACTAAGATTATTATAATTAATGTATTTAATGTACTCATATAATAAATGGTTATAAAAAAAATATTATATTTATACAATTATATTAAAAAATAAAAAAAAAGTTTTATTTATAAAAATTATTCACGAGAATTATAATAATAATCTAAATATGTAAATTGATATTTTTCAACATATCCATCATCAAAATCTTTTTCCAAATTACGTTCATAACCTGCTTCATAATCATATTCATTGCCTTCAATATCTAAAGCATCATTTTCTTCTGCGTTATCATCTAATTTATTTTGTTCTTCTTCTGAAATCTCTTTCTTTTCTTCATCGACTACTTCTTCATATATGCCTTCTGTTTTACCGATTTGATCTTTAATTTCATCAATAAATACTTTAGAATTTAATATATATTCAAATCTTTTATAATCTTTATCACTTTGGGTTTTTTCCTCATTGGTTAAACTAAAAGTAATATTGATAAAATCATAAATTAAAGCAGTTATATTTATTTTAATTTGTTTATTGTTATTATATTTATAAAGTTTATTTATTTCATTTATTAAATAAAAATTTAATAATACACTTTCTTTATCGTATTTTGAAATCTTTTCATAATCAATTGTATTGGTATTAATTTCAAATGAATCTTTTTCATTATATTTAAGATTATCAGCAAGATTTTTCCAATGACGTAAAATTAAATGATTACCTTCACTATTAACAATATTAATATTACGTAATTTTTTACCATATTTTTCTATTAATTGTTCATATTTATTATTAAAAAAATTATGTGCTTCATTTATTTTTTCATATTCATCTAATTTTTTCTTAATAGAATAGTTATTTATTAAACGATATAATAAACGTTGAAATCTATATACTATACCAGCGCTTGTGTTTATTTTATTTCTAACAATATTTTTAATTGAATTTTGTTTATCTTCCAAATCTATAGTATAATTTTTATATTTATATCCTAACATTTTAAGTTTATTAATAGTTGAATATAATATTCTTATTTTTCTTTCTGCATTAACATTTAAAACATAATTTTTATTTTCTTCTTTATAACCGATTAATATTTTTGTAATTGCATCATAAAATACTTCAATTTTACCAGATTTATAAGTTGTATAATATATAACATCTTTATTAAAGAAAGAATGATTTGATTTAAATTGTATTTTATTATCTTTTTCAGTAATTTGTATTTCTTTATCAATATGTGCACCTGTATAATCATGATCAAATATATATAAATTATTTCTTAATGAATTAATATTTTTAATAAGATCTTCACTAATATTCTCTTCCATATTTTTTATCAAATCTTCTATATATGTAGGATTTTTCATATAATCTATTTTAACTTTTTCTTTTAATTCCTTAGAGTATGTTTCATATTTCTTTTCTTTTTCTAAATTTGTTTGAATTGTATTTTCTAATTCTTTATATTTAATTGATTTATTTTCAACAAATTTTTTGGATAATTTTTCTAATTCATCCTCTTTAAAAATATAGTTTTCTTCTTTATTACATTTTCCACATATTTTTTTATTAGATTTATCATAATGATATTGATGAAAATTACCATCAATAAAACAATATTTTTTAGATAAAGTACTTAATTCAACATTATGAAATTTATTTTTTATAGTTTTAGTTTCAGCTTTATCAAATTTTATTTGAGATGAAATTTTATTACATTTAGAACATTTTAAAGTTTTATTATCATATACAAAATTATGGAAATCTCCAGATTCGCAATTTGTTACATTATTAATAGAATCATACTTTTCAATTTGTCGTGATTTTATTTCAAGATACATCATATATGTTTTTATTTTACGCCAGAAATCAATTTCTCCAAAAGTTGTATCATATTTACCATTTAATACAAATGCATCAGCTTTTGTTAGAATAAATGATTTTTTATCACCGATAGTTGATGGATTATTTTCTTCTCTCATGCGTTCAAATAATCCTTTATTTGAGAATGTTGAATTTATTTTTTTATAGAATTTAGTTTTTAATATTTCAAAAATTCGATTTTTATTATTTTCATCTTCTGAATTTTCTATAATACTATTTAATATATCTATTACTGTATGTATTATTATTTTTTGAATTGTTGGTAATAATTTTTGTCTCTTTGCTTTATCATTTGCTATTTCTTTATAATCATAATACCATAAATTATATTTAGTACAATAACATGATATCATGTATAACATATAACAAAATATTTCATAATTTACTACATCAACGGTATCACCTTTATTATTTTTCCTAAATTTTAATCCATCAAATAAACTGTTATAAACTTTATCAAAGATTACAAAATTACAGAATCCTTTTTTATCATTATTAAAATATGTAATTTGTGATTCATTTAATTCTAACATTATTAAAATTATAATGTATGCTAAAACATTGTTTTGTTTTATGGGTTTTAGATAATCCTTATCTTTACTGGAAAATATAAATATAGAGTTATCTAAATCAAATGAAAATATATTTGAATAATTTTTATTTATTCCATATATTCTTGTAGATAATTCACTTCTGTCTTTTAATATTTTTTTTAATATAAAATTGTTACCGATAATAATATCAATTGCATCTTTTACAACTAATTTACGTCTTGATTTTACTGTTGGATTTGCACCTACAAAATAAGGAATTCCTGATACTAATCCAATTTTTTCAATAAATTTATCAATACTTCTAATGGAACCTTTAAATTTTTCATATTCTGGAATATCTTCTAATGGAGTTTCTAATACCATACTAAAACTAACAAAGTGATGATCATCGTCAAAAGACCCATCTGCTACATATTTTTTTATATTTAAAAAAAATCCACAACTTTTACAAATATATTCACCATCTGGATTTTCAACAACATATTGCTGAATAAAACTGTATAATATATCCATAAATAATTTTGGATTATCTTTTTTAATTTGTGATATTTTATCCCACGTAATATTGTGTTGACAAATACCTTCTATTATATCTTTTTCTTCATATATACCTTCTTCTGTTAATTCCGATAAATTTAATTTTATTATTTTTGTTATGTTTTGTTGATTTTGTTTATTATCCGGTAATATAACACTATCTTTTGATATACCATTAACAATATCATCATATTTATCATATATAATTTTTCCTTTTTTAATTAAATCTGTATATATTTTTTGTTCTAATTCTAATAATAAAGATTTCTTTTCAATAGGAAAATACTTATTAAATAAATTATAAATAATTTTATTTATTTCAATTAAAAATGGTTCTTTTAATTTTTTAATTTTATTAATTATTTGTTCATAAATATTTTGTTCAAATTCATCATAAATATTTGCTATAATATGTTTTATCTGTTCAATATTTGTTAATTTATTTTGTTGTTCATATGATTTTATATCAATTTTATCATTATCAGAATTAAAAATCCAAAATAAGTTATCGTTATTTTTTTTATTAATTAATTCATTTAAGACTTCTAATGTATGAGTATAACCATTTTCTGTTTTTTTACCAGCATTAATATTTGTTAATTCTTTATTTTTAATACAATATAATGAATTTTCTGTATTTATCATAAAACCAACAATATTTAAATACATATTTTTTGTACCAACACGTACATCAATATATGTATTTGGTCTTTGTTTAAATTCAGAAGAATTATCAAAGTTTACATAACGTAAAGTATCAATAGTCTTTGTCATTTGCATGAGTAAACCATTTTTTGATTCTTTTGTATTAATATATGGATAAACAACTAGATGTTCTAAATCACGTAGATACTCTGCATTTTCAGTAGATATTTTACCTATATTTATAAATTTATTAATGATTTTTGTATCTTCAATATTATTTACTAAGACAACTTTTCTATTATTTAAGGGCTGATAAAATAATTTTTTTGCTTCTACATGATATTCTGGTTGATTTATATTTGTTGCCATATCTATTTTATTAATAATATATCTTATTTTTGTGTCTTCACGTTTTTTAATTTTACTTTCTTCACCAATAGTTCTATCATACATTTCATTTATATTATTATATAATAATATATCATCAACAATTGGTATTAATAAACCAGAATTAATTAGATATAATATTTTTTCTTCAGGTGTTTTCATAAATATTCTTTCTTCATCTTCTAATTCTTCAATAGCGCTCCATATTTTATTAGCGTAACCTTTTGTTATTTCTTTTTTAGAAAGTAATGCTTCAATTGTAGACATTTCGATAGATTCTTTAATTGGAACAATAATATCAATAAAAGTAAATTCATTATCAGTTGTTTCTAATAATTCCAATATTCTAAATAAATCTATTTTTTCTTTATTTTTATAAATTTTTATAATAATTAATGTTTTTATAATATTATGGGCTCTAATATGGTTTTTATCTTCAATATTGAAAACAGAATTAACAAACTCGCCACCTAAATTATTTAAAAAATTAATAACTTCTTTATAATCTTGTTTTCCTTTTAACATTTCTTTTTTTTGTTTAGTTTCTGCATTTAATAAATTTTGTATCTTTTTAACGATAGAATATAGATCAATTATTGTACCATTACTTTCTGAGTTAAAAAATTCACTAATCTTAAATCCATATGATCCTTGATTTTTTGTAAATTCAACAATATTATTTGCAAATCCAGTATCACTATTATTGTAATAAAAACCGATATACAAAAATAAATATAAAGTAATATATTTTTTAATAACTTCTGTAATTTTATTTAAAATATCATTATTAGAGACAATACCTTTTAAATCAGACAAATTTAGATTTGATATATATTTTTTAAATATATCATTTATATCACTTTGATATTTTACGAAATTTATTTCTTTTAAAAATAATATAATTCTATTATCTTTTAAAATAACAGTTGCATAAAAATCATCAATTATTTTATCTATTAAATCATCAATCTTATCAATATACATATATGAGAATTATAATATTATAACAGAAAATTAAAACAAATATTTTTTTATATTATTTGTTTCGTTAAATTCTGATATCATAATTATTATAATATTTTATATGACTAATAAATTTAAAAAATATTTAGAGTCAAAATTAAATTTCGATTTGATTGATGACATAAAATCAGATATAAAAAATATTCATATTGATATGATTGATGATTTGTATGTTTTATATTTTAATAATATAAGTCCTACTATTTTAAAAAATGAAATTGATACATATAATATATGTATTTTTGATAAATCATTAGATTTATTTTATATTGATAAAAAACCATTATTTTTACATAAAAATTCAATTAATAATATTATTAAGAATATAAATGATTGTAATATATATGAAAATATAGGTGACATTATATATAATGTAAAATACAATGATAAAACATATATTGTTTATAAATATAATACAATATATAAAATTTATAATATTGAAAATGTATATTTTAAAAATTTATTTATAAATTATATTAATAATAATGATGATGATAATAATTATGTTAAAAAAATGTCTTTAATAAACGTAAAATATAATAAAATTCTTTATTATAAAAATAATGATGTATATGAAGATATATTAAATTATAAAGAAAAAAAAGTTCATTTTTCATGTATAGATGAATTAATATTTGATTTAGAAAAAATATCAAATATTTTTGAAACTAAAAAGAAAATATCATCAAACGGATATATAATAGAATATGACAATAATGATTATATTATAAATTATAATATTTATCAAAAAATTATTGATATAATGCCAAAATATTCAAATATAAATAAATGTTATATTGAATTATATAAAAATGATAACCTTAACTTTATGATATCTTTTATGACTATATATTGTCATGATATATTAAATAGAGTTAATTTATCAATTAAAAATATATCGAAAGAATTGTTAAATATTTATCATTTCACAAGAAAACAACAAAATAAAGATTTAAATGATATTTTAACAAATACGTATAGATTATTGATTGATGATTTACATAAGATATTTTTATATTCAAAAAAATATGATGAAACATATAATAATGAGAAAGACTTTATTGATAAGATATCACTTAATAATGATATTGTTTATAAATATATTAAAACAATCAATGACGATTTATTAATAAAATTATATATTGATAGAGATATAGTCTTAGAGAAAATAAAAAATATAAATATAAATTTTAATGAATTTAATAATACACCGTCCCATTATAAAATAATATTTATTGATTGTATATATACAAAAACTATGTCAGCATTACTCAATCTATAATTGTTAATTTAATTATAATTGTTTTTTTACAGTTTTAATTTTTCCAATAACAATATCACAAGTATCTTTTAATATATCAGTTGGTTTTTTTTTATCAGCAAGTATTTTAAAAGTAATGCTTTTAATTTGATGATCTGGTTTAGACAAACCACTAAATACTATATTTTTATCATCTTGCATTTCAAAATTAAGTAATTCGCCAAATGTAAAATCTTCTTCATCTAATATTAAAGTTAAATTAAAATTATCTGATATTTGTTTTGATTTTATTTTATTTTCTAGATCTATCTTGAAGTCTTCATATTTTTTGATTAAATAATCACATGCAAGTTTTAATATGTCTTTTTCTTTTTGTTGACCACGTGATTTTAATATAAGTTCTCCTGATTTAAATATACGATCACCTGAATCTTTAATATCTTCATCATATGTAGCCCATGCATTAGAACAACTACTATAGATTGTATCACCTTCACCTATACCAAGTGAACAAATCATCATACATTTAAATGTATCATTCGGTCTAAGTTTAACAATAAGTATTGGTGCAGTAGGATCATACATTTCAACTTGTGAATCATCTATATACACTTTAATATCTTTTGATGTAATATCTTTTATTTCATTTGAATTATTATGAGAATTTATATATATTTTTATATTTTTTTCATCAGGATGTTTCTCGCGATTTACATCAGCATAATTAACTCCTTTCCAATATTTTTTATGTAGATATGATAATTTAGATTCAATATTAAATACTGGTAATTGTGATAGACGTAATTTCATATAATCATTATTTAAAGCAACACATGTATTTTCCTCAATTGTTATCATTGAAGGATGAAATGCGTGGTTTGGAATTGATATACCACAAACTCTTCGTAATGCTGATATTAATTTAATATTACAATCTTTGCCACTAAATTTTATACATAATTCACTGGATTTGTGAGCTTTCTTTTTATTATAATATTTATATTCAACTTTAATATCGTATTCTGGCATTATATATTTATTATATATTATAATATAATTTAAATATTTAAATCATATTATAATCAATTTTTTTATAAGATTATAATATATAAATGGAGAACAATTATTATAAAAAATATTTAAAATATAAAAATAAATATAATTTATTAAAAAATTATATAGGATCTGCAAAACCATTAAATATAAAAAAATGTACTAAAATTGAATCAATTACTGATAAACAGTTAATAACATATAATAATAATTTAATACCATTAGAAGAAAATACACAAATTAAATATGTGTTTGGAAAAGATACAAAAAAATTAATTTTTTTAATAATTTCGGAAAAATATTTATATGTCTTAAAATGTTTTGCTGAAGAGAACCATCCTGAATTATTATTATTAAAAGAATTTGCATTAGATAATAATTTATGTCATATTGAATCAATATTTATTGATAATGTAAATAATAATATAAATACAGAAATAAAAAAGAAATTATTAAATCAAGTTAATGAAGTATGTAAAAAAAAATGTTTTCTTGGAGTAATTCCTGAAAATTTAAATAGTTATAGTTTATATCTTACACGATATGCAGATTATAATACTTTAGAAAGTATATCACGAGATATACGATTATGTGATATTACTGATGTTAAAATTTTAGATAATATTATATACACGATATATTTTATACAATTATTATGGCAAATAATTGAATTATCTAAACTTAATATTAAAATTGCAGATTGTATTCCTCAAAATATATTTTTATTTTTAGATTATAATTATAACGGCACAAAAATATATTATGATTATGTAATTAATGATTTTAACTTTTATTTGCCAATACAAAAAACATATATTAAGATAGCAGATGTAGGCGATTATAAAAAAGACAATAATAATACATTATTATTTAATTTAAAACAAATTAAATCATCGCTTTGGCCATTTTTTAAAAATAAAAATATATTATATAGTGAATTATTTACTAATTTTTTTGATGAATTAAATAATTTAAATATCAATCAAATACAAATAAATTTAATAGAAATAATTAAAAATATAAATAATCCTTCTATAATTTTATTTGATAAAACTAATTTAGAAATAAAAGATAAATGTATAAATAATTTATTATTAAAAAAATCATTTAATTAATTATTTTTTTTCGTTTTGACTTAAAATATAAAATATAATATGATATTATATGTTTGGCTTTTTATTTTATAGTCCTCGTTGTGAGAGTTCCGCAAATTTTATCAGAATTATTACAACAGAAAAAATAAATCAAATGTTTAATCTTGTTAATATTGATACAATGTCAAGAGAACAAATAATAAGTTTAGGTATAACTAAAACTCCGATGCTTGTATTAAGAGATCAAAATAATCAAACAATTGGAGTTCATGAAGGTCAGGCTGCATTTATTTGGTTAAATAATCTAATTCAAAATAGACGACAAAATATGTCAAAAATTATACAAGAAAATAGAAAAAAATTAATACAATCTAATATGGCACAAAATATTAATAAAGATCTTGTAAGTGGTAAAACAGATGAAATGACAGGTGTATCAGATAATTATTCATATGTCGATATCGATTATACATCATCTAAAAGTTTCTTACCATATGGTCAAGATTCAGATTTTCGTATTCTAACATTTAAAGATAATCAAGGAAAATTTACGAATAATGAATTAAATTCAAAAATATCTGAATATAATAATATTAGAACAAAAACAGATAGTGATATTAAAAATATTATTGATAATAACTTAAAAACATCACTTGTAAGTCAATTTCAAAATAATAATATGACATAATCATATATAATGGTTTTATCATATATATTTGATTATATTTTTCAAAATCAATATAATAAAATTAATAATGAAAAAGATATAGATTCTATTCATGAATCAGAAATAAATTCTATTAATGAATCACAAATTGATTCTGAATCAGAAATTGATTCTGAATCAGAAATTGATAACAATGAATGTATAAATATATGTATATATAATTTTTATGATACTAAACACAAATTATTAACATTTTTAAGATATAAAAAATTAAAATTATATAATAAATTAAATAAAATTAATTTTGTATATAATAAAGATTTTATAGAATTTAATACTGATATTTATAATTATAATAAATATTATGAATCAAAAATAAATAAAATAGAATCGGATTCAAATTTTTCTTATTATTTTGATGAATTATATAAAGATATTTATTATGACTATAAAAATATTAAATATGAGTTAGAAACATATTTAAGAAATATATAATATATATTATATTATGTCATCGGACCACGAATTAAAAGAATTAAAATCTAAAAAAAGCGATCTAATTGAATCATTTAACAAGATTGCAATAAATATGATTACACATCTTGGTAATAATTTTAAAGACTCATTATTTTGTAAAAATAGAGTAATGCTAAAAAACTTTTTTAAATTTAAACCAAACGATATTATTGCATATTTTGTATATTATGTTTATTCATATGATGATTTCAGAAAAAAAATTAAAGACGGTGATGATAAGTTTTTTATGGAACAAACATATGATGATGCAAAAAATAAAGGATACGAAATCCGTATTTTTGAATTTAAAGATATTTGGATAAGAATGGATGATAATTCCAAACGTATTGTAAAAGAATCTATGAAAATGATGATAGATCATGCTGAATTGTATCTGGATATTGTATCAAAGATATCAAAAATTAAAAAAGAAGAAGAATCTATATTACCTAGTATCTTTTAATATTATTTAGTAAACTTTATAATATTATTTAGTAAACTCTTGTAATAATTTTTAGATAGTAAAACTATTTAAAAAATTAAATATTCTAATAAATATATTAAAATGAGCGAAACAACTACCACACAATCATCTAATGATCAATCTAATAATCATTCGAATAAAATAGAAAAACAAGATACTGCTGAAGAAAAAACAAATAAAATGATATATATTTATCAAAATCTATTTGTATCTTCTGTTATTACAATTGTTAATCTTTTAAAAACAGTTTCTGAAAAAAATAAAGATAAAATACCTTCTGAAAAAAAACAAAGTTTTGAAAAAATGTTAAAAACTTGTGATGATATTCTAAATCAATATAAAAATACAGAAGAAAATAAAGATAAGAATAATGATAAGAATAATGATGTAGACCAAGTTAGAGTTATTAAAAAAGCATTTAAAGTATTAAAAGATAATCATTCTTTAATTAAAAGTCATAATGTTGAATTATTTACGGTTCGAACACCAGAGGATAAAATTATGACAATAATTCCTGGTTTAAATATTAATCTTGTTTTACCATTATTAGATGAATCAGAATCGACAGAATTGTGGGATTCTATTGAATCAATGTTTGTAACATCTGTTAAAATGGTCTATATGATGACAGACTCGTCGCGTCATAATAAAGATGTATTAGAACTTGTAGCAGAGTTAGAACAAAAATCTCTTAAAAAACTAAATAACTTTTTCATGGGTCTTAATATAAATAATCCAGAAGGAAATCTTAGTATGGAACAATTAATGAACAATGATATAGTTATTCCAGGCACTGAAGCAAATAGTGGACTTTTAGGTAAGATTGGTGTTGATAAATTAATGGATGTTGATAATCTTGCAAATGAAATTAAAAAATTTGACGATAATGATATAAATGAAACGATCTCAACATTAACAAGTTTACTCGGAAATGATAATGATATTAAAGATGTATGTTCAACAATGGTAAAAACAGTATTAGATGATATTAAAACAAATGGTATAGAAAGCATGTTTTCTATTGCAGAACGTGTATCTGGAAAACTAAGTGATAAAATCGATCCATCAAAAATGGCAAAAACGGCCAATGGTATGAATGATCTCATTAGAAATAATTCTGATAAATTTAAAGATTTGAAAGACGACAAAGGTAATCCAGTAGGTTCTGATTTTCTTAAACAATTTCAATCCACTTTAAATATGGCAAACATGTTTAAAAAGAATTAATTTAGTTAATTTAAAAATAATTTAGTTAATTTAAAAATAATTTAGTTAATTTAAAAATAATTTAGTTAATTAAAAAATAATTTAGTTAAATGTAAAATGCGATATTACATATTTATTATAATATTAGTAATATTATAATATGGATAAAAAAAATAATATAGAGAATATTAAAAAACAAAATATATGGGAAGTTGTTACGGTTAATGATTTAGTTAAGATTCTAAAAGCAAATGAAAAAAAATTTGTGATTGTTGGGTTATGTTTAGATAATACACCTTTACCCATTATTAAAATTATAAAAAAATTTTTAAAACATTATTCGCGTATTTATCCAAATATAACATTTTTATATTATTGTGCCAATCAAAAAGATCTAGGAAGAATGAGTTTATTGACAAAAAATGTTGATGAATATCCATATATATATCATATATATGATATATCAAATATTTTTGTATCAGTAAATAGAGCCAATCAAGATACTATTCATGAGGCAATGAATGCCGTAGAAGAATATTATAAAAAAGATCTTCAAAATAATTTATTGCAAGATAATAAAAATACAATACATATTAATAAAATTAATAATAATGACGATGATAATAATAATGATGATAATAATGATAATAATAATAATGATGATAATAATAATAATAATAATGATATTTATCAAAATAATGATGATAATAACGATGATGAGATGAATAGAAAAGTAATTGAACATGAAAAATTATTAGAAAAAATAAATCTATTTGAACAAATGAAAAAGAAACATAATATTAAATTTTTAAGTGATTTGCAAAAAAGAAAAAAAGATGAAAACAAAAGATAAGTTATTAACTTAGAAATAATTTAGAAAATAATTATCTCATTATTATAATATAATAATGAGTAAAACAAATGTTATTGATAAATTAAATAAACCGAAAGAATCTGATGAATTTTGGATTGAAAAACCTCAAGTATTACTTGATACATTTAATAAATTTATTCCAACAAAAGATATGACCTTAAATGAGCAAATGAACTCAATTACTTTATTTTGTATATATGCATTAATAGTTTTAAAAATTGTTGGATTAAGTAATACAACCACAAATATAATATTTATAGGTATTATTGTTGTATTAATTATATTATATCTTAATAAATATAAATCTGAAGATAATAATAATGATACAGAAAAATTTTCTGTAGAAAGTGGATATTATAATTCAGACAATGTATTAAAATTAGGTAGATTTTATTCAGAAAAAAATAGAAATAAATGTCTTGATAAAATGGTCCATGATACGTCAACAAAAAATCAAGATATATTAGATATTCCACGCGAACCAACAGTTGATAATCCTTTTATTAATCCAATATTAAATGATTTTAATACAGAAAATGCACCATACCCAGTAAATATAGATGATGAACAAATTAGAGAAAAAGTAAATTTAACATATAATAAAGATTTATTTAAAGATGTATCTGATTTATATGATTCTAAAAATGTTCAACGCCAATTTTTTACAGTACCCGGCGGTTCAGTACCAAATGATCAACAAAAATTTGCTGAATGGTGTTATGGTGTTCCAAAAACTTGTAAAGAAGATTCTAGATATTGTGTAAGATTTAATGATATTAGATATCAAAATAATTACAAATAAATTATATTATACAATAATATACAATAATATATAATAATATAAATGATAACAAAAGCAACTCCAGAATTATCAATCTTATTGAATAAATATTATAAAATATTTCCAAAATATACATTTCCATATATCCCTTTTGCGATCGCTGCTTTATTTCAATCATTCGCATGGACTTCTGGATCAATATTCTTAAAAAATTATTCACTAATACCGCGTATATTTATTTTGTTATTGTTTGCAGCAGGAGAATATACATTTATGAGTCCCGCTATAAATGCCGGTGTCGAAATACATAATTTGGATGAACGTAATTTAGTTGTAACATATCAAGTAGTAACACTTATCGTATTTATGATGGTTAGTGTATTTATATATAAACAAAAATTTAAATTAAAATTTGGTATAGCATTTTTATTTGCAGGATTAGCAATCTATTTTGCTAGTCATGATTAATAATTATTAAAAAATAATTAGAAGTAATACATATTATACATAATATCATATACATTTATTCTCATTTGGATTATTTCTTTAAATCCTTCCAATATTGTAGGAGTTTTATATTTTGATTTATATACATTATATGCTATTTTTGGAATTAATTGTTTATTAAAATTAAATGCTCTAAAATAATTATTATGCATTGATTCTATCATACTTGTTTTCATTTCAATACATACAATTTTATATTTATATTTCTGTGCAAGTTTTATAAATTTTTCTCTGGTTTTTTTATCTGGATTAGTATTATCTATAATTACATTTTTATCTTTTTTTATTGATGTTTCGCATACTTTTAAACATTTATTTATTGTTTTTAATGTATCTCTATTTATAATATCACAAATAATTTCATTATAATATGATATACTCTGAATTTGTTCAGCAATTGATGATTTGCCTGATGCAGGATACCCAATTAAAATTACCATCTCTTTTTTATTTGGTTTATAATTAAATTTATAGTTGTGTCTATTTAATAATGGATAATTAATAGATAGATCTTTTTTTGGTTCAGATAAAAATATTTCTTCTGGTGAATATACAGGAATATTCAAATTTATTGAGAATTTATAATCAGTATCAGAATAATCATTAGGTCTACCTAATGAATCACCACAATATCCATAAATACTCTTTTTATAATGATTATTAATTATTTTTAAAAATCCTATATTTGGTTTTCTATAAATATCATCTTCCCGAGCACAATATACACTTATATATATATTGTGTTTTTTAAATTCTTCTAATAGATTTTGTATTTTCTTTTCTACTAGATTTATTTTATTATGTTTTTGATTTGTTATTATAACAATATTATAATTTTTAGATAGAGCTTTTAATTTATTTATTACATTTGGATAACAAAATTTATATTCCGATGTTTTAAGATTAAATTCTATTAATGTAGCATCTAAATCAAATCCAAATACATCTTTAGTATAATCAAAATCATCAAAATTGTAATTTTTAAAATAAAGATATGACATATTATATTATGTATAATGTATAATATTTATAATATAATAACTCATATTTTTATCAATTTTTTATTGTTTACACTTTATTTACGCTTATTTACCATATAAAATATAATAAAATATTTTATATGAATTCTAATTATAATTCCAATTTTTCTTCAAGTGAATCTAGAATAAATAGATCTAAATCATCCATAATGAATGATATGAATAGTAGATTGCAAAATAGAGACATGAGTGATATTAATATATTTAATAATAATAGATCTACAATGAAACATACAAATAGATTTGAAATAGAAAGAGATGAATTTATGAGAAACTCTACAAATGATGATGAATATAATTCTCAATTATCGCAAAGACAATTTAGTGATAATATTCGTAATACTGGTAATTTTGAAAGAGGTATGCCAATGAGACCAGATTTTAATATTAATAAAACACAATATGATTCAAATAACAATCAGAATGATTTTGTAACTAACATGTCTCAATTACGTCAAAAACGGTCAACAAAAGATATATCATCATTTGATCCAAATTCTAATCTTGCAGATATAAATCATGAAACAAAATTAAGTGATAATCTTAGTGAACTTAATCAATGTATAAATAGTATTAATGATTTTGGATTATTTTTTTATGATAATCTATTAAATGTAATGAATACAAATTTTATTTTTAGTCCATTTTTAATATATTCTGCATTTGGATCATTATTTTTAGGAAGCGATGGTAATACAGAAGTAGAATTAAAAAATTATTTTAATATGCCTAGAAATGATGTATTAACAAGCGGATTAACTGAATTATATCAAAAATATCTTAACCAGTCTGTATTAAAAGGAGAAATAGTTATGGGCAATTGTGTTATTTTTACTGATGAATTAGAATATAATCCACAATTTTGTAATAATATTAATTTATTTACTAAAATAAGAAAAGTTAATCAAAATAATCCCGAAAAAGAAGCAGATGATATTAATAAAATTATATCAATGATGACAAAAAATAATAAAAAATCAATATCTGCACAAAATATAGCATCAAATTGTATAACCCTATTAAATTATGCAAATATAACACCAACATGGAAATGTAATTTTACTAAAACATCAAAAAATAATGGGGTTGAGTTTATGCATGCATATAAACAACAATTCGGATATTTTGAACAACCAAATTTACAAGTATTAGAATTAGAATCTACTGGAAATATATGTTTTGGTATTATTTATGGTGATATTGAATTAAATACTAAAAATTATAAATTTATTATTTCAAATCTTAAAAAACATATCTTAAATGAGGTAATGATTCCGAAAATAAAAATTCAGACAAAATTAAGATATACTAATATATTAAAAGAAACTGATCTTAAAACTGTATTTTTAGATTTAGATTTACCTAATATGTTTACCACAAATTGTGAACTTAGTGATTGTATTCAAAATATAGAATTTAATCTAACTAATCGTTGTGAATATATTCCTTCAAAGGAACAGGGATTTGTAACATCAAAAAATTTTATTATAAATTCAGCTTTTAGATTTTATGTCAGACTAAAATCAAATAACTGTATATTATTTTTAGGAAGTTTTTAGGAAGTTTTTAGGAAGCTTTAAAAAAAATGAAAAAAATATTAAGAATAGTAGATTGTAATTAAGTTAACTAAATTGTAATTTGTGTAAAATATATCTTATAACAAATATTATTTATTATAATAGTACAATAAATATCTCTTAATTCTATATGTTCTTTTGTTTTATAAAGACTATTTAATATAAAATGATAACGTTTTTCTGGATCTAAATGACGTTCATTCATTATAAAATAAGTATTATCAAAAGGTGAGTCTTTTAATAAAATTGTACAATATCTATTTTTTTTATTTTCATCGTATTCTAATCTAGTTATTTCCCTGACATTTAATATAAAATTTAATAAATTAAATTTTGTTGAGAATATATTTGTAAGCATAAAAAGATTTACGTTGGTTAAATCCAATCTAAAATTATCATATATGTCATCATAAGTATCATCAGCTTCATCAATATTATTATAATTTGCTTCTAGATATTGCATCTTATAATATCCAAATATCATTTCAAGATATATTGTTAATAATATTTCAAATACTATTTCTTTATTATTTTCATCAGAAAATATCATTAAATTCGATGTTGTAATATCATCATCCATTAATAATTTCCATGCTAATGCTTCAGGTGTATAATTGTTATCATCTATTATCTGATTAGAATGAGTACTCATATAATAATATTTATATTATGAAAACTTTAAATATATTTTAATTAACTTTTTTTAATTAACTTTTTTTACAAAAAGGTGTCTATTTTTAAAATAAAATATACTCAGTATATTTTATATGAATAATTTTAATTATCTTGGTCTTGAACCACGTCTTTGTGAATATCTTAAACGTAAATCTTTTTATGAAGATAATGATGTAGTACCTCCTATACCATTAGAGAAACAATTCTCTATTACTAAAAAAGATATACAAGAAATTCAATCTTTTAAAATTAAACAAACTAATAAAAACAATACAAATAACAAAAACAATAATGTAAAAAATAATTCATATAAAAATAATTATGACGCAAACTTAAAATCTGATTTTTTGCCTCAGAAAAAAAGCATAGCTTTTTGTTCTGATAAATATAGTGAACACACTGATAGTGAACATACTGATAGTGAAAATGAATCTGATGTAGAACCAGAGGAAAGAATAAAACCTAGAATAAATTTTGATGATGATTCACATCTAGTAGAATCTAAAAAATCACCATTTCCAACTCAAAATATTTATGATCCCCGTATGGAACGTATTAATGAAAAAATGAGAAGAGAAAAAGAAGCATCTAAATATCGTGGAAATACTGCTAATATGCAAAAATCATATGATATGTATTCTAGAGATTTTTCATCCGCAAGTAGTCGAGATTTTGAAGGAGAATTTAGTTTAGATAATATAAAAGCAGAAATTAATAATGTTAATGGAGGTGTTTATGAAGCAAATTCTAATTTTAATACTCATGAATTAGTTTCTCCACCTACAACACATCAATATAATGTTCCACCAAAAATACAATTTAATCAACAATTACATTATCAACGCGTTCCAAATAAAAGAGGAAATATACAAAACACACAAAATACATTAGGAAAAGGATATACATCATATAGAAAACCAGAACTTCCTCGTTTTGAAAGACAAAATGTTATTGATTTAGATCATAAAGTAAATATAGTTTCAAATAATTGCAGAAAAACAGATTTAAATGTATTGTATGAAGGTGCATCTGAATTGAATAATGCTCCATTAAAAAATATAGATTTAGAAAATTATGTAAAATATGGTTATCCAACTAGTAAAGCACGATCATTAGGTTATGAGAATCCATTTGAACATCAATTTCAATATATAGATGATGATATACAGAATCCAGATCATGTTGTATTTGATAGACCAACAGCTTCTCGTCTTGATAATAAAACACAACAAAAATTTGTAAAACGTGATGTTTATTAAAAAATATATTAAATATATAAAAATAAAAAAAAATAATATATTATAATATATATAATGAATCAAGGAAGTTCAAACAGAACAGTTTATGATCAATGCGCATATGCACAAAAATTAAGCGATTCTACATCACCATTTCAATATAGAACATATATGGGTGCATACGAAAATTGTGATAAATGTAAATATGATAAATTCTGGCGTCCATTCGATGCTGAAATTGTTGATGTAGAAAGTGAATTAAAAAATATTTCTCGCCCAGCTACTAAATGTGCAAGCCTTAAATATAACCCCACATGCAAAAAATCAAATATGTGCATGAGCACTTTTGACCCATCTCGTCCAGTTGTTCTTATGCCAGATGTTTGCCCAATTATATTCAACAACATTCCTAAACAAACATCAAATGGGATGCGTGATCCAATGACACTTAGATGCGAAGGAATGAAACAATAAATATTTTATAATAATTTTTCAAAAAAATTGAATTTTTAACCCTATATATATTATATTATATAATATAACATAATATCTCAAAAAATGAATCGCCGTTGTATTAATGATCTTGCCAATATCGCAAATAATGATATTCCAGACATTATTAGAAAAGTAGAAATCAATGATAATTTATACAAAACGCATTATGTTTATCTAAATGGACCAACCGATACACCTTTTGAAAATGGTGTATTTAAAATTGGTGTTATTATGCCAACCGAATATCCATATAAAGCACCAAAAATGTGGTTCGAAACAAAAGTATATCATCCAAATATTGCGGGCGATGGTACTATTTGTATTGATATTCTCAAAGACCAATGGAGTGCTGCTCTGCGTCTAACAACCGTATTCTTATCACTTTCTAGTCTATTGGCAAATCCAAATCCGAATGATCCACTTGAACCAGAAATTGCATCAGAATTCCGTAACAATCGCGAACGTTATAATCAAAATGTACGTATATATGTAGAACGATTTGCAAAAAATTAATTACATAATATTAATTAAACAAAAATAGTTAATTATTTTTTTATTACAAAAGATATAAAATATATTATTAATATAAAAAAAAATTTATCTATTATTATTAATATATACAATGAATCTTGGACATTCTAGTAAATTACAATATGATCAATGTTATTATCCTGACCATTTATCTGAAAGTGTTAGTCAAGGTGATTATAGATTACAACAATATTCAACATATAATCCCCGTTCATGTGTTGCACCAATTGGTGTAAATTTTGGTTTTAATGGTGCTGGTGTTAGTTCTGTCGAAAAATTTGGTCCTGCTCAATCACAAAAATTAGTAGACGTCGAATCTAATTTATCAAATAGAGGATTACCACAATCTAGATGCAGAACTGGTAGAGTTAATCTTACGGATCCATCTAAAATGAAAAATGTTAATCTTGAAAACTGTAATTCATCGTTATCTCCTGAATATTCACATATAACATCTACACCAAAAAATTTTAGAGATATAAGTATTAATAGATTTTATAACTTAAAGAAAAATCCACAAGAACCAATTTTTTATGATTTTGCCATCAATACAACACTTGAAGCAAAAGATAATTACATACCAATTGGTCCACGTGTATTAGAACAACAATCCAGTTTTCCAATTGAAGATTGTGATAAATCACCATATTCTCTTAAATGTTTATCTGTGCCAGAAAGATATCTTTAAACTAAATTATATTTAAGTTAACTAAATTATATTTAAGTTAACTAAATTATATTTAAGTTAACTAAATTATATATGATATAAATAAAATATTTTTATCATATAACAATATATATATGAGCTTATTAGAAGGAGTAAATATATTCGGTAATATAATTACTGGTAAAAATATAATAAAAGATAAAACAAATACTAAAAAAGACTACGAATTATATAACTCTCAATTATTAAATAAAGGTATAGAAAAAATTAAAAATAAAGCAAAAACTCGTGTTGAAAAATCACGTGATCCAGTAAAAACTGGTATTATTAATAAATTAATGAGACATAATGGTAGTAATAGAAAATCTGTTATAAATAATAAAGAATCATTTGATAATGTTCCAGATGATTCTGAATTTAGTGAAGATCCAAGCATTCAAACAGCTGAATCTATTGATTCTTATTCAAAAAATCCTAATTTTTTAACAAATGAATCAGGTAAATTAATTGATAATAGATTTCATGAACGCCAATTTTCTAAAAAAGAAGGGATTAATGACTCTTTTATGTCACAATATGATGATTTAAAATTTGATATGAAAGGAGCCCCTTCATCATATAATGCAGTCCATCGTTCTGATTCTGGTGTATCTAGATTACAAGCAGAAAGAAATTTAGCATTAAAAGAAAACTTTTCTAATTTTGCAGATTCAAATGATAATACATATGGCGTAGTTAACCCAGCAACAATGACACATAATAATATGATTCCACAATTTAAAGGTAAAAGTTATGGATCAGATATTTTAGCTCAACAAAATAGATCTTCTGTATATCAACGTAGAATGCAAGAAAATACTGGTAATGATATTAAAATAACTAAAAGTGAACAAAAACCATTATTTTCTCCATTAATTGGTATTACAAATATTTATGGTATGCCATCTGTTACTAATTTAATTCAAGATAGATATATGCCAGGTAAAGAACGAAAAAATGAATTACCATTTAGACAACAACGTGTTACCACTGGTCTTAATCTTGGTTATAATGAGGTTAATAAAAATGGTGATAATTTTAGAGCATTACCAAAAACTATTGATGAATTAAGAACTGCCGATAAACAACAAAAATCATACACATTTTCTCAAGTTAGAGGTATGATGGGGCAAGGTCGTGGTCCAACAATCGGTGATGTTAAAAAATATAAACCGGAACGTACTAAATATTGGGGTGATTACAGATTAGTTCCAAGTTTAGGTTATATTAGAGCCCCAGCTATTTATGGTGAAGTTAATAAAGAAAATTTGGCCTCAGTAAATAGAGGTACGATTGATAGAACTATGTTAAATCCTGCTGGAAGTGATGTTCAACAAGCAACACCTGATACTGTTCGTGAAAAATATAAAGTTGATTTTAAACAAAATTATAAACAAGCTGAACCACGTAATGTCCAATTAGTTGAAGGTTTACAAGCACGTGAAGATGAAAAAAAATATATTCCTGATCCAACACAACGTAGTCAAAAAGAATCTTATATTGGACCATTAGGTGTATCTCAAATTAATAAAGGCATTGCTTTTGATATGATTTCCAATATTTTTGATACTACAAAGAAAAATCTCACTGAAATTGTAGATAGATATGGTATTGCAAGTATAGGTGATTACTTAAAACCAGTATTTTTTGATCCAAATGATATTACAAAAACTACTATGAGAAATATTCATGATAAATACGATAGACATGGTAAACAATTTAATGGTAATTATGTTAAGGGTTATGGTTTTGATTATGCTAATTCTACACCTGATCCAACAATGCGCAATGTACACGATAAACCAGATAGAGCTGGTCAATTAGGTGGAGAGAGAGGAAATGGATATGCATTTGATAATATAAATGCTATCAGAGATATGAATATGAGAAATATCCATAATAAACCAGATAGAGCTGGTCAATTAGGTGGAGAGAGAGGCAACGGTTATGCATTTGATGAAATTAATGCTATTAGAGATGTAAATATGAGAAACATTCATGATAAACCCGATAGAGCAGGACACTTAGGCGGTGAGAGAGGTAATGGTTATGCTTTTGATGAAATTAATGCTATCCGTGATGTAAATATGAGAAACATTCATGATAAACCCGATAGAGCAGGACACTTAGGCGGTGACAGAGGTAATGGTTATGCATTTGATGAAATTAATGCTATTAGAGATGTAAATATGAGAAACATTCATGATAAACCCGATAGAGCAGGACACTTAGGCGGTGACAGAGGTAATGGTTATGCATTTGATGAAATTAATGCTATTAGAGATGTAAATATGAGAAACATTCATG